TCTCGGGGTGGTTTTCCCACAGGGGGAACTGTACAACTGGCAGGAGCCAGTGCGGAATGGGCGTGTGCCGTCCCGTCTACTCGCGGACGAGCTCCGACAGCGCAGTGCTGCCAAGAACCGCCAAACATAGCGACTAAGCTCGCAGCAGCGCACCTGGCGCACCCGGAGGTACGTGTTCGTGATGCTACAAGCAAACCTACCGCAGCGCACTTGGTGAATCCCTTTGAAGGGTGGCTACACGGTTGTGACGCGGCTGGCTCGCTAAGCGGGCGGGAGGGGAAATGAATTTGGACGGTGGCGCAAGGGGCCAGCCAACAGCAGATGTTTAGTGTGTTTGTTTCTGCGTCTGGCTGGCCGCACAAGTGCCGGGGCGGAGTGAACCTCAGGGAACCTCCAGGATTAGAATCCGGGCCCTTCAGCACAACTCGGACGCCTAGCGTCGGTGCACAGGTTGCAGCGTGCGCGGTCTGGATGAATCCCTGTACTACCGCGCACAAAGTGCTGCACGCCCCGAGGGGCAGAAAGGTGGACTACGCAGTCAGGGCGAGCAGCCCGCGCGCTTCGCCGGCCATCCTTCCCACGTTGGCCACTATGTCCGCGATGTCTCGTACACCGGGGCCCATAGCAGCAGCCTCGCGCGCCATCCGATTCCAGATGCCATCGTCCGCCACTTCATGGTGTCTGTGCCCGGCGGAAGCCGGGTTGGACAGGTCAAAGCGGACTCGCCACTCGGTAGTGACGAGGTACTCAAGCTCGAGCGAGTTGTCTCCGCCTCCGCCAGTGTTGTACACAAACATCGGAGCCCAGCCAGTAGGCTCGGGCTCGGAAGTGGCATTCCAGGTGTGCTTGCCGTCGTTCTTGATCTCCAACGTCTCGAAGTCGGAGATTTGGCTCATGTTCAATGGATATGAACTCATTTGCACACCTCGGAGGGCCAGCTTGCCTGCTGACAACATACGCGGAGCCTGGAACTGCACGGCCTCGTTGGCCCATGCTTCCCAGGTCCTGGAGTCACCTCCAAGCTTCGCTTGGGTACTCAGAACGCCGCCGTAGACCATCCCCGACGTAGTCTGCAACGCGTTGGGGTTCATGATCTGAACGGTGATGGCAGATGGGCATACTGTCGCGGCACTTCCGAGATCAGACATGTTATGGCTGATCCGGTGCGTGTTGTCCCCTCCACCAATGGCCAACGATGCGTTTGTGTCATAGTAACAACAATCGTTGAGCCACTGTCCGCGTCCGGGTCGTCGGAACGTCCCGAAAATGAGCACTTGCGCGTCCGTACTGAACCTGCGAGTGGTGCGGATGGTGAGGTAAGGGCCAACTGCGCGCGGCAGTGGCAGGTGCTGCGGCATCCGAGCGTCCCAGCATCGCTGGTCGTGGGCCGTGCGCGAGCCAATGCCCCTGCGTGGGATTCCTCCCACGCCTTGCGCGAGTACCATTGCGCCTCTGGACCGGTCGGTCCTTCCACGACGAGCTCGTGCTCGTCGCGGCGCCCGCCTGCGAGGGGCGGGTCGTCGTGCGTCTTGCAAGGCCAGAGGCATGGTGGGTATCTTGGCATGAAAGTTCAATCAGACCAGAGAGAACGCTCGCGACTTGGGTAGCCAAGATGGACGTATTTCGCTGTCCCGGCGGACCGTGTTGTAGGGTCGGTCGATCCCCCCGTTGCATTTCGTCAATTATTTAATTAAACGGGATGACTCCTCAGTTGGCCCCGTTGTCCGCCCGCATTTCTGGCGGCAGCTGCATGTAGCAGGCTAGGTGGTCATGCACGTCTTTCCGACAGTCAGAAGCAAGGATCTCTAGTTTCGCCAAGGTGCATGGATCCATCTCCGTCCTCTCCAGAGAGACGCAGAGCGCGCGCAGTTGCTCGCTCATTGGTGGGGCATCGCTGTGCCGCACGTCAAAAGAGTGCCCCACGGTGCTGAGCCGGTATTTCCCAGCACCCCACGCCCGGCCTGGGCCAGAGTACTCGTCGAACGTGTGCTCGACGTTGGCCTCCTCGCCGGCGCGCTCCAGCATCCTGTCCCCGCAGGACTTGAAGATGTCTGCAATCGCTGGGATTTTACCCGCGAACATCTCCCCGATGCTGTAGAAGCGGAAAGCGTCCATGGCAGCCATCTGCTGCGGGGTCCGCCCTGGTGTCTGGGCATTGACCCCCAGCTTGCCTAGGGAACGCATAACCGCGGGGATGATTGGTACATCCTTCTGTATTGCGCCGTTCATCACGGCGGCGTGCAGGCCCACGAACTCAAGGCGTCCGTTCTCAATGATCTTGAACTTGGCGTCAAAACCGAGGTCAGCCATGTTGGCCACCACGGTCCGAGCCAGTGCAGTTGGGTCACCTGCGTTCTTGCCGATCTGGCCAGCGCCATCATCGCCTTCATGCTTGCTGCGGTAGTAAACCGGCTTTTCCGGCTTGACTCCGTCCACCGCAATCCCCCTGTAAAGGTGGTTGAACGTGTTGTTCACTATGCGGAGGGAACCGTCGCGGTCCCTGGCAAACATGTGGCCCGGATTGGCGACACAGCACGCGGCTGTGGCTCCAGTCTCGAGCAGGAAGTTGGCGAGTGACGTCAGCAGCCAGCCAGAGTCCAGATAGAAATCTGAAAACTGCAAGGTGACGGTCTTCTTGCCGCCCGGAACACACACGCCGCTCACGGACATCCTGATTCGCATCCCATGCTGCTGGTCAAACTGCAGACGCGCTTTGTACGCGTGAGTCAGCTGGCCGCTGTAGGTGCTCATCACATGCCCCATGACCCTCTCCAAGAGGCCCATGACTAAGCGCAGTGAACCCGGGACCCTGATGTGGGCCTCCATCCTGGTCTGGTCAATCTCCCATGCCAGACAGTTGCGTTGACTCAGGTCGCGCTGCATCTCTTGTGCAACCTTGTTGCGCGTCCTGTGCTTGATGCACACGTGCCTGAAAAGACCTTTGTCTTTCCCAAAGCAAATGTGCTCAAGGGTCTTGCCGGCGCAAAATGCAGCCGTGAAGACCTCGCCGGTGTTGTCAACCACCGATCGGACGTCCTTGCCGTCCTTGGGAATCACCTCTCTCTTGCCGGAGGCTTTCCGCGTGGGCAGGTCGCTGTTCGTCTTTGCCATTTGGACGCGCGACACCAACTCGCGCATCATCTCGGCGCTGAAAGCGCCGGCGGCGACCTCGCCCAACTGCTTCTCACCGAAAAGCTCAAAGTGAGCCTCCCGAATTACGTCCACTGTGACAGCGTCACTGAGCGCGCCAAACCAGGACTTCAGCCTCTTTCCGGAATCTGAGTTCTCCAAGAATTTTCTTGGCTCTCCATTCGGGCCTAGAGTCGGTTTGACTCGGCTTTCCGTAGAGTGGCTTACTCCCCGGGGATCGTGAACAGTCGCGATCTCCATGACGGGCCCAGAAACTGTGACTGAGGGGCTTGGCAGGAAGCCGGCGATTACGCCCGGCGCCGGTCTGGCGTCTGGCATCGGCTCGGCCTGCTGCATCACCCGGCTTGACTCAGCCGTTTCGTCGGGCGGACGATTTGGGGCGACTTCATTGAGTACGTCCCGTGGGCCTGACAGGTAGGCCTGCATGCCCCCATGGCCATGCAAATTAATTCGGTCCCAGACGACCTTTAGTCGTGCCATGCCAGCCGGAGCCCCAGGGCCCGGTGCGGCATTTCCTTCCCGGAGGAACTGGGTTGAGCGCATCGCAGTACCGAATGCGCGCATGCTTCGCCTTTCCCGGCCGTGCGCACGCAGAGACATGCTGCCCAAAACGTAGAACAGCATGGTTTGCAACTCTGGTGGCACGCCGCTGCTGGCGTCCAAAGTGTTGGCAAACGGGCTGGAAATATCCCGCCTGCCATCGGTCAACCTCAGCGAGGTAAAATTGTGCAGGTTCTGGAGGAACCTCTCGGTGATACCTATCCGCACAACCTGATGTCTTTGATCAGGCCACCGGCGGAAGATGCTCCGTGCACAGCGCCTCAAAACATCGGCGCAATTCCGGTCCACGTCGCAGCGCTCGCATTCTGCGGGAACGCATACGTACGCAAACCGGGTGGCCCCCTCCATTTTCAGCTCACGAACCTCAGGATTGCACGTGACGCAGATGGAGAAGTCCAGACCGGGATGGACGGAACTAGCAGTGGTGTGGGGTCCATGTCCACTACGACCAGGAAGAGGTGAAGTCATGACTACACATTGATATCGTACGAAGCTCCTCAGCTCCTCCCTCTGGTAGAACAGCGCGGCGGGTGGTCTCCGTGCTGAGCAGATGCCGCGGCCTGCACACTATCGCTCTCAATGA